CCACCGATGGCGGATGAGCCTGTTGCGAGTGGTGCCAACAAGATCCAGGTCGGACTGTCCAGTCCAATACGGTCTTCAACATTCTGTTCGAAGCTTTCTCCGAGCCAGTAAAAATTTTGTGCCTGTTTCAAAGAAGCAGTTTGAACAAATTCATTATTTGTTAATTGAGGGTTTGTGTTCAACACATCTCTAATAAAAAGATTGCTATCTCTATCGAAGTTAACTGCAGTTTGATATTCAAAGCTGGTGCCGGGTGCGGGCATTTCACCCTCATCCCAAATTCCTATATTAAACTGAGTGTTATCACCTTGAGATTTTACAAGGGCGCCATATCCCACAAATCCCGGGCAGACGTCGGCCCCCGAGGAGCCTGAAATAACATCCCCACTAATGGCTAGATTGCCAGAATTGGCGTATACAATCGCGGCGAGGGTTCCAGTTGTGCCTGGAGTAGTGCCGCTTTGAAAAACAAAAATGCCATACGCTCCACCGCCCGTAGAGGGAGTAAGGGATGTATCACATTTCCACCCGGCAAGCGCTGTGGTATCATTGGATGCATCCGGGCTGCCTTCTCCTAAAAGTCGAAACATGGTAATTGGGCCAACATTTGCTTTCAAATATGCCATAGCAGCATATGATCCATATGTGGGGCCCGTCAAATTGCCTTCTCTCCAAACATCTCCTGCGGCCATGGCACCCGCAACTGGGTTGCCAAAAACTTGAACAAACTCTGAGGGAGATTCAACCTTATAGGGTCTCATTGATGGGCCACCTAGCGTCCTCCCGATAATAATTGGACCAACAACCTGACGTACCGCAGGGAGTTGAGAATTATCTACTTCATTCAGGAAAATACCTGGAGAAACAAATTTAAACTTCTTAACTGACATGTAAAGATTCTCCTATCAAGCAATTTAATTTTACTTTTACATCTATAAATAGTCCTACAAACTTTCAAAATCTTATAAATTATAATGCTATTTCTTCTGTGGTGGCTTTCCAAAATCTTTTATATCACCCAAGATTACATGCTCCCGGGGAGTCCTGACCTCAACTGCATTTTCTCGCACTGTAATCTTTGGTCTTTCATCATTTTTTGAGGCGCCCAAAAGATAACCTAAGATTTTAATATTGATTGTTGTTCTATAAATTCTTTCTTCGTCGCCCATGTTTACAACATTATTATCAAGAGAAAAATCTCCCTGAATAAAGCCTTCGAACTTGTGACCACTATCTTTTATAAAAAAGTTATTAATTTGGCCAGTTTTTACTATAAAAGGAGTAAACATTTCATTTAATTGTTGTTGATATTCAGAACGAATTATTACATCGTAATTTGCAACAACATAAGTTGGAACTGGAGATGTTATGGTGTTATAAACAATCTTCTTGTTGTTTGTCGGGAAATTCGCTTGGCCCCTGGTTAATTTGTTGGCATCTGCGTTAGCAAAATTTGATGTTTTATCTTGATTAATTCTTCTTGCCATAACAATTGCGCCGCCTCGTGCATCATTTTGAACTGGAATGTGTGCCCACGCTACACCCTTCATGGCTGGGTCTTTTATTAATGATGTCCTATTGACTGTTATCAAAGGTAATTTTAATCTGCCATTATCATCTCTTAGATCTTTATTATTTTTAATTTGATAAGCTCTCTCGGCTGCAACCCAGATAAGTGGGACCTTCTTCCACCCTTTATTGGTTGAGGAAAAGATATTCAATTCTTCATCAAGCCAGCGATAGAAAGCTGTATCAATTGTTTCAATCGTTGATGGCATGAGCACCATTTCTTTGATGAGATTATCTTTGCTTACTTTTTCCTTGAAATACGGCCTATAACCTTTATATTTTTCTTCTTCACTGGGCATCGAATAGGCTCTCCCTCGATAATGTGCATTCGCCTGTTATCTCAAATGAATAATCAATTTGTCCAAATAACATTCTTGGTTGAATTAATTTTGTTATTTCGTATAAACTGTCACCATACAAAACAAAATCTCCCTCCCGGACAAATAAATCTTGGTCTTCCGTCAGTCTTCTTCTGTGAAAATGGAGCGTTATCGTCCAATCTTTATCGAGGCCAACATTATCACTATAAACTGTTTCGGATCCGTGCCAGTCAACTAGGACATAAACACGGATGGGGGGAAGAAATGTTTTTTCTATGGCCTCCCCATAAAGTGGATGATAATTGGTCTTTTCGACATCCAGGGGATAATAAGCGATTTGTTGTCCAATAACTCGCTCCATAAGCTCATCATTAACTTGCTTAACAAGATTCCGCTCCGGTTCGCCCAAAAATAAAGGCGGCGGAGGTGCGTCTGGTTGTTCCCATTTATTATCATCGGCCATTCACTTTGTTATCCTTGAAAAATTAGTGTCGGAATTCGTTTTTGAACTGTATTCACCGCCTCGGACTTTTCTGCATCTGTTTTAGCTATTTCTGGGTAAGTAAGTTGATCGAGGATTTCTTTTAGTTCATCTCTAAGCGCTGCTTGCTCTTCTTTAGCTTGACTCAATAAAGCATCTGCATTTAAATTGACAGATTCTCCGGGAATCGGGATAGTTTGAAATTTGCCCCTAATTTGTCCGAGTGTTTCTTTTGAGAGCGCCAGAGAAAATCTGCGGATCCACTGTTTACCTATTGCATTAATATTTTCGTAGGGGATATTGTCAAAAGGAAGGGTATTAACATTATTAATCCCATTGACGCCGATATCGTAGGAGGCTGGATTATCCCAAGCATTCGGAAGCACGGAAAATTCAACCCACATGAAACGATAGCTATTTATTAAATCCGGCTGCGGAAAGATCCTTAACATATTTCCTTTGATCTCGTAAGAGTAGTGAGAAAGTCTAGTCCACAGATGATCTTCAAAAGCCTTCGCTTGGAGTTTGTTGTGCCATGATGGAATTAATTCGAAACTTGAATCGTCTGTGTATTGCCCGTAATAGTTCATGTTACCTACGACGTTTAAGCCACCAAAATAACCAAAAAATCTCCACATAGCATTGGGAGTTTTAAAGAAAACTTTTTTGACAATGACTCTTTGATCTCCGACCAAACCGGCAAAAGGAACCGAATCTCCGTTAGGGCCTATTCCAGTGGCAGAAGAACCAGAAATTATAGCTTGCAGATCATAATCCTGCACGCCAGCATGTAGCTCGAATGAAGCAGAATAGATTGGGATTGTTCCTCCCAGATTTGCCTCGAAAGAAAAAGAATCTGAAACTCTGCGCTCATACTCAAACATCACACGAGGATATTTTAAATTTACACTAGCGGGGCCCGTGACTAGATTTCCATCTTGGTCAAATGTGCCAGTTGCGTGGCCAAGAACATCTGAAAGCATGTTTTTGGACTGATGAAGGTTTATAAGATAGCTATATTCTAAAACAGCCTCTTCATAATTCGCATAAACATTACTTGCTTTTATCTCGATATCGAGAACATCGCCTCCAAGTTTCTTGTAGGTATAAGCAACCTGATCGGCAGCCCCAGAAAGAAAAGTTGCAGATGCTGAATATATTCCAAGAGGCAACGTTGCAGCTACATTTGCTACTGTTCCCGTTGCGGGCAAAATAGATTTGCTCATTTGACTCTTTGGCGATAATGTGGGCAATGCGGCCATTTATGGTCCCTCCACCACTAATTAGTTTCTATATAAACAAACCCCCCTCCGAAAAACGGAGAGGGGTAATTTAATCTTAATCTAAGTCAGATTATGGCTTAAGCAAGATCTTCGATAATAACGAGACCGTACATATCCGGTCGGACCATCTTCTTGGCATATCGAGTCATGACGCCTTTGCGCGGCACGAAATCTTCAACACCGAAGATTGTCGGAGTCATCTGGAGGGGCACATACGGTGCGTATACATATCCGCTTTCGAGGAAAGAAGAACCTTTACGACCAGCGAGAACAACGTTCCGTGGGAAGTAAGGATCGACGTAAACGTCAAACTTCTTGCTCAAAGAGCCGACTTTAACAGCACCAACCTGACCACGATCATCATCGTGAGTCACGGAGCCTCTAAATCCAGCGGTAAACTCAAGAAGGTTTGCAACTTCAGGTGAACACACGATGAAGTTAGCGCCTCCGCGCAGAGTTTTGCGGTGAATTTGAGCCGAGACATCATTGATAGTCTCAATCAGGGTTTCATACCACTCACTGACATTACCCGTGAAGTCCGGGAATCCTGCGCCCGCGAGGGTAGGAGTCTGTACTGCACCGGTTGTTCTATCCAAGAACTTACCAGGAAGTCGCGACCAAAACAAGGTTTCAGCAGTAGCACCCTTCACAAGATCTTCCAAGATTTCTTGGTCGATTTCGAGAGCGATGTGCTCAGACAGAATTGAAGTCAACTCGACTTCGGCATCCAAGTTATGGTATGCGTTCAAGTCTTGTGCCAATTCTGGCGTCCACTTAGCTTTGAGCTTCTTGGTCTTTGCGGTAACAGCCACAGAGTCGACCTTAATGTCGATTTCGGGGATACCACCCACATTTTCAAGACCCCAAGTTGGGTTACCAACAACAGAGCCAAGAGCGCCACCAGTATTGAAATCATCATCAATGATGAAATCCAAGGAAGTTGCACGGTTCAGAGATGCCGAAAGATCAATGGGCGATTCTGTACCAGTAGCAGCCACAACCATAATAATGTTGCCGGCTGTAACGGGGTCATCCACGGTCAAACGACGAACCTGGGTACCAGAAGGGAGACCCTGGAGGGTGAGCGTGATATAATCCTTGATATTGAGCTGGTTAACGCCTGGGCTAGTTAAGTCACCCAAAGAGAGACTAGCAACAGCACAAGCGGTTCCCGAAGCGATATCTGGATCGAAACGAACCAATGCATCACCAATAGCGGCATAGGCCGCCGGGGTAGGTCCGCCGGCCATACCAAACCACGTACCGGGGACTCCGCCACCGAACACGCCCGAGACGGGAATCGTCCAAGAGGGGAGTGAAGCAGCACCAGGAAGCGGGCCCGCGACCGATTGAGTCGGACTCGAATAACCGTTGTTCAAAGCATAGTAACTTTGCTCGGAATTCCCGCCTGGACCTGCCAGGGAGACACCACCAGTAATCTGCTGACCGACAACACCACCGCCATATACTGATGTACCAGTTAGGGCCGAAAGTCGTAGTCTGTCAGGACCACCAAATGTGAAATCCAGGAAGAAGATGAGGCCTGAAGGTAGGCTCATCGGTTGAACGCTAACGAGATCGTTTGCGATCAGGCCGCCGAAAACTCGACGGACAATTGGAAATGCGACTGAGGAAAAACCCTCGACATCTCCGCCAGACATAGTGCTGGCCTCACGAAGTAGTTCTTTTGCTTGGTTCTCAAGCAACGAAGCCATTCCGTGTTTGGCACGTTCGCCTTTAAGTCCCTCTAGAAGACCGGTCTTTTCCCACTTAGTGAGAAGAGCATGACCTTCTTTAGAGAGATCTCGTCGAACAATGCCTTCAGTTAATTTATTTAAAATAGACATGATTAATTAAAAATCTCCTTTATTGTTTGTCTTTATGCCAGCCAGAATCTGCATCCTGTCCATTACTGGAGAAGAGACATTTCTGGCTTCTCTTCTAGGTAAAGTGGCAGAGGGTCTTTCGATGGTCTCGCGGAGTGATTGTGGATGTGCTTTACCTGCCACACTTCCCACAGCGCTTTTTAGAGTTTCGAATATTACCTTTGCTTCCTCAATTGAATCTGATTTGGACAGTGCTTCGACAATTTTCTTTTTTTGTCGCTCATTCAAGGAGTTGTCTGCTAAAACCCTATTCGTATAAACCAATCTCGCATTTGAGAGATTGACTTTATTGAAATTTTCTTTTAAGATCTGAAGTGCTTCCAACATTTTGGCATTTTTTGCCTTGAGGCTTTTATTCGCCTCGGAAAGTCTTTCTCCAGCCTTTGTCAATGCTTTTACTTGCTCTAGAGCTTCTGTTCCAGAACGCCTAGCAAGTTCTAATTCTGTTTTGTAAACCATAATGTCTTCGGGGGTGCCGGCCCATCCACTCTTTTGAGGATGGATATCAACGACAAGCTCTTCCAAGATTTCATCAAGGTCGTCTAAATCGATTTCTTCTTCCAGAGCAACCTCAAGAGAGGTAGATGCAACTTCTTCATCTTTAACACCAAGCGGATGAGGCATGGGCTTGCCCATGGGATCTCCGCCTTCAGCGCTCTCTTCTGCGTCGGTTAATTGTTCGGCCATAGCCTTAAGATCCTTGAAATCAATGACAATTTCTTGTTCTTCTAATGCGGCGTCTGATGCTGCTGCGAGGGGGATAGCGTCCTCCAGCTCTGAAGACCCACCGAGGGCCAAATCTTCACCTCCTGCCATGGCCATATCCTCATCTTGTTCTAACAAAGATTCGACGGCATCACGGATGTCCGTTGAATATTTATCCAAAATGGCAGACTCAGCATTTTTAACTGCTGCCTCTCGAAGCGCCGTGGCGTCAATAATTGCTTGTTCTAGTAATGAAGACATCAATAAATTCCCTTATAGACTTACTCATCAATAAATAGTCTTTTAAAACACAAAATGACCGTTTTTATTATGATGAATCAATCCGTAAGGCCTGCCCCGGTTAGAGCAAACATTTCATGAGCTTGGATCCCTGTTAAATCTGCTACCAACTCAAAAGATCCTGTCGATCCTGCTGTTTCCAATGATATATAAACTTCTTTACATTTTTGATTAAAAGTTACACTATCTTTAATAGTTTGCAACGTAAAAAAATGATGTCCCCCAATTACATTTCCATCCGTAGCAGAATTAAAATGAACTCGGAGGGGAACACTCCCGCTTGTGTTAACAACGAGAACGTTTTTAGTTACAAAGGGAAAGGTGATTTTAACTTCGCCCAAATTTGGATTGGCCGGGTCCACCAAAGTTCCAGTTAGATAGGGTATACCTCCGACTTGATAAGAACCGACGTTCTGTAATCCGGCTGCGTACCGATAAATTGTGGCATGTGGTAATGCTTTGTGACTCATGTGTTAAGCTCCTGTTCATCTTATAATTAGTTTATAGTTTTGAAAACTTAATTATCTTTTATTTTATTTTCCTCTGCTAACTTTTTAAGGACTTGAGTTCTTTTCTTCTCTTGTTTTCTTTTCTTCTCGGAGGGTTTTTCATATCGTAATGACTCGCGATAAGTTTCTAAAATTTTCAATTTTTTAACTTTCTTTAGAAATCTCTTTATCATTCTCTGGGGAGTGTCAT